TCATTTTCATCACTGTATTCAATAATTTCAGTACATAAATTACTTGATTTAATAGTTCCAATATTTTTCTGATTTGATTTTTTATTACAGGCATCTTTATAAAGCATATAAGGTGTGCCAGTTTCAATTTGACTATCAAGAATTTTAAACCATAAATCTCTGGCTTTCATAGTTTTATTTCCTTTTCCTTCTTTTTCATATTTTTGATATAATGTATCAAATTCATCGCCATATACATCACTAAGTCCAGGACATTTATCGGGACACATAAGAGTCCAATCACCATTTTCTCCAATTCTTTTCATGAAAAGGTCAGGTATCCATAAAGCATAAAATAGGTCTCGGGCTCTGGCTTCTTCATCCCCGTGATTTTTCTTCATTTCAAGAAATTCTTCAATATCACCATGCCATGGTTCAAGATAAATAGCAAATGAACCGGCGCGTTTGCCACCACCTTGGTCAACATATCGTGCAGTATTATTAAATACTCTTAGCATAGGAACAATACCGTTTGAAGTACCATTTGTACCACGAATATGTGAACCTGAACATCTAACATTATGAATATGTAATCCGATACCTCCAGCCCATTTGGAAATAGCAGCACAGTCTCCAAGAGTATTATAAATTCCTCTAATACTATCACTTTCCATAGAAATAAGATAACAGGAACTTAATTGTGGTCTGGGAGTTCCGGCATTAAAAAGAGTAGGTGTGGCATGCGTAAAATATTTTTGACTCATAAAATCATATGTCTCTTTTACTTTATCTAATTGTCCATTGTGAATACAAATAGCAACTCTCATCCACATATGTTGTGGTCTTTCAACAATTTTCCCATTTATTTTTAATAAATAAGCTCTTTCAAGTGTTTTGAATCCGAAATAATCAATAAGATAATCTCTATTATAATCAATCATATTTTCATAATCATTATAATTTTTTCTGATATGCTGAATTTGATTATCAGATAAAATGGAACATTGATTATCGTGGACATCTTTAAATTGGTATAATTTATCACATATTTGTAAGAAACTATCATCTGTATTTTTATGACAATTTGAAATTAATATTTTACTTGCTAATGTTCCATAATCAGGATGAGTAGTAGATAAAGAAGCACATTGTTGAGCAGTTAATTCATCAATAAGTGTAGTGGGAATTTCATCATAAAGTCTATCAATAATTTTTTTAGTTAATGCTGTAAAATTAATACTTAATCCTTCTCCTAAACTTTTAATTCTATTTAAAATTTTATCAAATGAGATGATTTCTTTGGTTCCATTACGTTTAGTGACTGTATCTTCTTGATGCATAATATGTATTATAATATTGTTATAATATTTTAAATAGTTTGTTTGAAATATTATAATTAAGTTAATTAATTATAATATAATATTATATAATGAATATTTTAAATATATTAATAAGTGTAGGTATGATTTTAGGTGCATTTTTTGTAATATCAGGATATAAAGAGGATTTTACGGTAATGAATTTAGAAACGAAATTAAACCCGCAAAAAATAGAAAATCCTCCAAATTTCAAATTAAAAAAAGATATAAGTAAACCAAAAAGAGATTGTAATCCGGGATTTGATTGTAGAAGAGTAGGTTTGTATTGTTCTTTAATAGGTTAATCATCAGGAAAATCAACTGATTCTGTTCTTACTTTAATAACAATATTTTGTTTACCATCTATTTTAGGACTAATATTAGAATCCATAAATAATATTTTAGTGTCAGTTTTTAATTTAGTTAAAGAATTGGGTGTTAATTTTTTTTTTGTTTTTGTTCTTTTTTTAGGTTTTCTATGTTCAAAACCAGATACTCTTTCTTTCAAAATAGTATCCCAAAGTTCTTTAAATTCTGGATAAATAGCTTTAAACCATTTTTTATTTCTTGGGACGAGAATGCAAGAATAATCTTCTAAATACCAATAACAATTAGTAACCCAAGTCATATGTTTATTTTTTTCCATAATATCATCATACCATTCATCAAATTTTTTTTTTGATATATCTACAGGAGCATATTCATAATAAGGTTTTTCATTATAAAAGAATTGAATAATGATTCCTTTTTTTTTTCCATTAGCAGTTCTTGTAAATGTATCACCATCATTATTAAAATCTTCTTCGTTATCATAACCTTTATAAACAGTTTCTAAGAAATCACATTCATTTAAATTCCAAACCTCCATTTGTAATTGCATTTGAATCCAATAATCTTTTTTGGGTGTCCCGGTTAATTTTCTTGAAATAGGATTTTTAACCTCAACTAATCTTCCATATAATGGACTATCTTCTTTGATATTAATACCATCTGGAGAAGCTCTTAGAAAAGTATATTTTTCATGTTTGATACAACCAAATTCTCCAACATTTGTATTGAAATCAAATTCGTAATGCATAATCGATAAAGGTTCATATTTATGTCCATTATGAAAAGGGCTATGAATATTGACTGATTGTTTTTTACTCATATCTATATCTTTACATTTGCCATAAATTAAATTATTTTTAGCGGATTGTGTATCAATAGCTTTCCATATATCACTTGCAGATAATCCTTGTTTTCGAAATTCAAACCATTCTTTAGTTAGTTGTTCAGGTTGTTCAACATTTTCATATTTTTTTAATAAATTTTTGATTTTGTTTTTATCATTTTTTTCAATAATACCGGTTCCAGAATAAGACCTAAAAGATTTATTTTTGTAAAAATAAATATTTATCGCATCTAATATATTATATTCCAAATCAAATTCAGAATCTAATTGATTAAGTAATTCAAAATAAGTTTCATTAATAGTTTGATATAGAGATTCGCATATTATATTTTCAAAATTATATTCTTTATATAATTTTATATTATTATCGAGGAAGTCTTGAATAAAGTATGAAATACTCTCTTTAAAATCTTCAATATCTTTATCACTATAGCTATTTTCTTGAACAATTAATTGATTTTGAATATCATGTAAATTTTGCAGGTCATTCCAATATGTAATCATTAGTAATATATATAGAATTATTTGTTTAAATTAGTATCAATTTTATTTTTTTTGATTTTTTTTTTAATTTTAATCTTCTTTTTAATTTTCTTTTTCATTTTCTTAGGTGCTAATGATTTAAGAGTAGATGTTCTTTTATCGCTACGTTTAAGAGTAAATTTACTTGTTGTTTTATTAAATATTAAAGATGCGATAGATTTTATGGTATTCGTTTCAATATCATAAATAACGTCTTTTTGTCTTTGTAATTTTTTTCTTCCAAACATTTTATTAAATAAATTTTTAATTCTTTAGTTTGTGCTTCATTTAAATTTTTTTCTTCACTATACGTGATTAGATATTGACTTATTTTTTTTAATTTAGTTGATTTACTTAATTTACTCCAAGGCTTACTTTTATTAGATTCTTTTTCATTTCTTAAAAATATTTCAATATTTTCAGTATTAGGAGTAGATTCATATATTTTAGAATTATGATTTAAAAGCATTGTTTGATATTTTATGTTTTGCAATTCTTGACATACATCACTCATATATATATATATTTCGATTTAATTCTATACTATTTTTTATAAGATTATAATATATGAAAAAAATAATTATAAGCGGAAAAAGAAACATAGATGGTTTGACAAACAAAAAAAATAAAAAAAGAAAGGTAACAGAAAATATAGTTAATAAAAAGGTATTTGATAAAATATCACAAATAGAATATTTAAATAAATTATTTTTGGAAGAATATTATGATGGAATAGAATTCTTAAAACGAGAAGTGGAGAGAAAAATAAATGGATATAAAAATCAGGATATAAAAAAAAATTTTTTAGATGAAAATAAAATCATAAAATATGAAGAATGTTTAGAAAAGTTAGTAATATCAAAATTAAAATGCTATTACTGTAAAAAAGATTGTTTATTGGCTTATGAAAATGTCAGAGAAGAGATGCAATGGACATTGGATAGATTAGATAATTCTATAGGACATAACAAAGATAATGTAGTAATTTGCTGTTTAAAATGTAATTTAAAAAGAAGAACTTTGGATGATAAAAAATTTAAATTTACAAAACAAATGCGAATAATTAAAACATTTTAATGTTAGTTTTATATATATAATGAGTGGTTATGTACCTAAAAGAGTATCAAGTACAAGAACAGCAATGGGAACAACAGATCAAACCCCAAAAGGTTATGGTTCAGTAATGTTAGGGATGTTAAGTAGCGTAGGACGATCTTCAAGTAATTGGAGAGCAATTAAAAGAAGAAGTTATGTAACATCAAATCAACAAATTAATAAAAACAGATATAATTTGCACACTGTAAGTAAGGTAAATGTATCAAATGGAAAATATATATTTAATAATGGTGACAGTTATGATGCAAATTTGAAATATAATTTATCTCTTGGCGTATATAAGTTGACAAATATTCCACAAGCACACCCAATTGCTATATTAAATGATAATATAACATATATTGGAGATGATGATAAAAAAGAAACAAAAGAGGTAACTGGAATATCTCGAGATTTTTATTATGGAGATATAACAGTTACTATTACACAAAATTTTGACGTTGCAAGTGTTTATTGTTATCATCATGATTATATGGGAGGTGAAGATATATTTAAATACACAAATCTTGATAATTTATAATATTGAAGGATACTTACCATAAATTTCTCTATATCTAAGATTTTTTATAGATTTCTTAAACATTAGTTTTTTTTTATAATATTCCCTCCATTTTTTTTGAAATTTTTCTATTCCAAAATGTTTAACACCAAATAATCTATCGTTAAATACATAACTAATTTTTATTATACCAAGTTCATATTGAAAAGGGCAAGCTTCATGAAGCCATTTTAAATAGTTTATATCTTCAATTGTATTTAATTCATCTGGTGGTTCATTATCCCTATCCATCATTCTATTTTCAGAATATTGGTCATAATATAAAATATTTTTCTTTTTCATAAAATTAATAATTTCTTGTGATTCATCTGTATCATAACCATGTCTTTCTGTCCATTTTCCATATGTAGCTAAACGTACTCCAAGAGACATTTATTTATTATAATTATTATAAATTATATATTAATTATATCAATTTTAAACAAAAATAGTACCAATAAAAGAAACAAATACATTATCTGGTATATTATATATTTTATAGTCAAATTTGATAGATTTTTTAAACGTTTTTTCTTGATAACGAATAGTATTTATTTTATAAAACAATTCTCCACTTTTAACAATAAATAAATTATTATCATCTTTAACTAACTCATCATCTTTGTTTAATCTTGTAATAATACTTGTAAAAAATATATTATTATAAGGATTATATCCATCTATCATAAATTGTTCATAATTAGCATTAAAATTTCTCATTGCTTTATAGTATTGAATAGTCATTATTTATGTTTATGATGAATGTAAATTTATGGGAAATACGCAGATACATGTGAATCATATAATTTTGGATGTTTAACTATACTATTACATAATTTTGTAATATAATTTTCATTGTCAATAATATATACAGGTGCTAAAGGTTTTTGTAAAGAAAAAATACATTTTAATAAATATTTTAAAAAATTATTTTTACAAATAATAATACTTTTTGATAAAAAAACATTATTATAATTTTTCTTTTTTTTTTTTAACTTTTTTATAAATACAACTATACTTTTTATATAATTAGTTACTTTTAATCCTGCAGAACCTTGAGAAGTAAATATAAATGTATATGGTGTATTTCGTTCATCATATGATTCCCATTTTTGTGTAAATTCATGAAAACCTTGGTAATTTATATTATCAAGATTTAGATTAATATGAATATCTGGAAACATAGTATCATCAAATTCAGAAAACATATATATTATATATTTATTAAGATAATTGTATTTTTTCTGCAATAATAATTTTATTTCTTTTATGTTTATGAAAATATAAATATCCGATAGCAACTTTTCTTTTCCAAACATTTCTGCGAATTCGCCATTTATTTCTTTGAAAATTAATATATTTATCATAAATTTTTTTATTAGAAGAAATACCATCGCAAATAGTTTTTCTCCATATTTTAAAATTTTTTTTTTTATTTTTATCATTTTCAATAGTTTTTTTTAAAGACCTGATTTTTGAAATTATCTCTTTATCAGCATTTTTTTTCTTAGCGTATCTACAAGCTTCTGGATAATAACTTTCCCATAATCTTTTTTCAGCATATCCATGAGAATTTGCTTCTTGATAAGCAATATTAAAATTAATTCCACAATTTTGACATAAAGGACAAGTATTATGGTCTGTTCTAAACCAATGCATAATACAATTAGTATGAAATTTGTGAGAACATTCAGGTAATTCATATATATTATCAATTAAATGTTCGTGACAAATAGCACACATGTCAAAATCAGTAATAGAAACCATATAGTATATTATATTAATGCGTCTTTATTTCAAAAAGAAAAAATAATATTATTTAAATGAAAAAAGAAAGATTTTCAAAATATGTAATAAAAAAATGGGAATCAAAAAATAATGAGAAATATGATAAAACTGAAAGAAAGAAAGAACTAATAGATATGAGAGAAAAGAATATTGAGGAGGAATTGATTAATAAACATGAAGAGATTCATAATAATAAGAAAGAATTATCAAATCAAAGAATGGCAAGTAGAGATATGATAATTCAAGGATTGATAAATCCTTATTTATTTGACAACAATTATGTAACTGATATAAATAATCAAGACAAATTTTTAAGACCTAAAGATAGTAATTATAAACAGAAAATTCAATAACTATTTAAAGATTAAAGAGGAAATGATACTATATGACTTACCAATTAACAACACAAAATGGTTTATTATTGAGTAAATTATTAGAATTTTATAAAAAAGATGGAAATATGGAAAAAATATTACCGATTATAAATGGAGAATCAAATATATCGTTAAGATTGATAGATTGGTTTGCTACAAATTATTCAAAAAAATATTATACAGTATATCCTTTAACTCAAAAAACTGGTGAAGAAAAAAGATTTAAGGTGTATATTGATTATAAATTAAAATTAAAGGCATATTCTAAAAGAAGATTCGACCCTTTTTGTAGATGGGAAAGAATAACAATACCTTATGAAAATGATTGTTATATACAAACAACAATTGGTCAGTTAAATTTTTTTAGATGGGCTTTAGAAAACAAAATTATAAATTATATAGAACAAAATTTAATTCAAATTAATAATGATATGAATAAACGCAATAGTACTGCAAAAAATAGAAAGGAAAAATCAACAACCAAGACAAGAAAAAAAAGAGAGGAACTTTCAATATCTGCGTCAAAAAGTATTAAAAAAGAACAAGTTGAAATAGTTGTGGATTTTAAGTAAATTAATTTTATATATAAAGTATATATGAAATTATTAATTTTAGGATTAATTTCAATATTATTAGTATTAATTCGAATTTATTTTATAAATAAGGAAGGGCTGAAAAATAAAGGAGAAATTGTAAACGAAGAGATAGATTTAAATAAAACTCAAGCAAGAAATTATGGTATTTTGTCAAGTGTGACAGGAGAAGAAAAAATAAAAGATGGCGTTGAATGGATAGATATAGTAAAGAATACAGATGAAAATATAACTTTTAAAGGAAAACCAGTAGATAAACAGATACAAAGTACATCAGATGATATAGATATAAGAGGGTGTAATGGTATGAATGCAAGTCAAGCGGAGGATGCTTGTGGTCAATTAGACAACCCTAATAATAAATGTGGTTATTGTGCAGAAACAAAGAAATTTTCATTTGCAACTTTAGATGGTAAGAACACAGCAGTAGATGTAGATTGTAATCCTAGAAAATGGACAATGGAAGCAGGAAAATGTTCAGAATTAAGAGATAAAGAAATATGTGATGCGGTAAAAACATGTGGAGATTTATATGGTGAAGCAGAAAAATTATGTGCTTGGTGCCCAACAACAGGAAAAGCATTACCTGTGAAAAATATTGATGGTAACCTTGTAACAAAATACGATACCGATGTTTGTCCAGCATCGGGAGGGTTTAGTGGAAATTTATTATCAAAAGATAAATGTGGAGCATTTTTAAAGGAACATCCGTGTATTACACCATATCATGCATCAGGTCCTCATTCAGGAGATTGTATAAAAAAAATATGGACTAATGCATGTACTCCACCTGGTCTTATAAATTTGTCTAAAGATAAAAGTAACGATATAGATGCAATTGCAGATAAGATGGGTAAAGCATATGGAACAGATGGAATTTCTGGTATAAAATCTTATTCAGACATAGGTACTCAAGTACAAGATTACGAAAAAGGGACAAGATCTTCAACATATAATGTAGCAAAAGAAAGTAGCAAAATATGTTATGGAAAAAATAATTTAGACCCTTGCGATACATTATATGATAAAAATGGTATTCCCAATAGTGAATGTTTAAAACAAAAATATTTTGAAGTTGGTTGTACTACAGAAGGAACCGGATATGCTGGATTAAATGGAGGAAATTTAGTAAAACATATAGAAGAAGTAAATACATATAATCCATCACAATTTATAAGAGATTCAACAACAGGCAATATATCTTATAGAAAAGGGAATAAAAAGGCAACAAAAGATTCATATTTTAAGAATTTATCAAGTTTAGAAAGTTTAACAGTAAATGCAGATGATTATAAAACTCGCAAAATTACATCAAAAATATGTTATGGTAAAGAACCACCTCCCCCACCACCAATAAAAAAAGGAGATACGGTATTGGTAAGTGTTCTTGGAAGAATATATGAAGGTATTGTATTAGATGAAGGAATAATCGGAGGAGCAAAAAGGGCAAAAGTATTGTGGTATCAATATTCTGACTTTGAAGGGAAAAATATAGTAAAACGAGTATCACAAACAGAAAAAGAAAAAAATGTATTTGGTTGGTCTGGCGTTGCTCCAATAAAAAGACTTACTGCTTTAAATAGGGGTAATATAATAGGTGCTGGGGGGTGGATAAATACAAATAAATTAAAATTAAAAAAAAGTTGTTCCGATAATACATCGACTTGTAATAAGACTTGTAAAGATATAATTAGAGAGATATTATTGAAATATCCAAGACCTTTAGATTGTGTGCAAAGTAGTTGGGGAGCATGGAGTAGATGTTCAACATATCCAAAAGACTGTGGTGGTGGAGAAACGAAAAGAACAAGAACAGTAAAATTTCAACCTCAATTTAATGGAAAACAATGTGGTCCTTCAGAACAAAAAAAGCCATGTAATACTAATCCATGCTTAAATAAAAACTTTAAACCATCTGATATATTGCCATTGAAAAATAATAAGGTTAATTCCCCATTTCGTGAAAATTTTAAAATAATGGAAGGAATGAATCTTATGAATGTCAATGATACAACATACAAAAGTTCAAGAAGTAAATTAGGTAAGTGTCAAGGAGATTGTGATAGTGATAGTCAATGTAAGCCAGGATTAAAATGTTTTCAACGAAACGGGTGGGAAAAAGTTCCTGGATGTGAAGGACGAGGAAGCAAAGCTTGGGATTATTGTACAGATGCAGATTTAGTCGATGATCCTAAGCCAAAACCACCTGTTTGGGCAAGAGGAAAAGGTAAAAGAGGAGGTGGACATAGAGAAAAGGGATTTAGAGGACCTCTTACTTATACAAAAGGAGGATATACTTGTCAAAATTGGATGAGTCAATATCCTCATAAATCAGGTAATAATAGAAGTGGAAATGGACATTTAATTCCATCAAAATGTGTAACAGGAAGATATTCAAAAACACGTCCTTGTACCCGTTGGATGAGTATATGGGGGTGGTGTGGTTCTTCATATTGGCATAGATGGCGTGGGACAAATTGCAAAAAATGGCATAATCGGGCAAGAAACGTAGGGTTAGGAAATCATAATTATTGTAGAAATTCGTCCAATCATTCTAATCTATGGTGCTATACAACAGATAAACGGAAAAGATGGGATAATTGTTAAATTTTATCTTTTTATAATTTAAATGGATAAAATTTATAAAGATTTTGGTTGGGTATTAATTTATATTTGTACTTTTGGATTAAGCGATTTTTATGTGAAAAATTACGTAAAAACAAATAAAGATTTTATTTTATATTATTCTTTTATAGGATTTTTAGGATTTATGACAATTTTTAGATAATAAAAAATAACATATTAATATAAATATGATTTTAGAAATAATTTTATTTCTTACATTTGCTTATTTTATTATGATAGGTTATAAGAAAAATGGCATCAAAGGAATAATGGCTGTTTTATTAACATATGGTATAATTTATTTAATGAGCATTACCAGCGAATCAATAATAAGTTACATAATATTATGCGTAGTTATGTATTTTTATTATTCAAATGAAAATATTGAAGATTTTTTCCTGAAATCTTTAGTTTTATTCTCAACATTATTTTTGGTAGGTTATTGGAGAATGACAGATAAAGAAGGTATGAGTGTAACAGCAAGAGGAGGAACAAAATATATGGGAAAAAAGACAGTATTAGATTGTCAAAATACATGTCAAAGAAATAAAAAGTGTAAATATATTCAAACACCATCAGGTTCATCAAAGAAATATGATAAAGCAGATTGTTATATAGATGTTTTAGGAACAGGTCAAGATCCAATAAAAACAGGAAGATTTGATATTTGGAAAAACAAACTTTTCAAAAGACCATCTAAATGTAATGAAAAAAAAATGTATTGGATTGGAAAGGACGGTAAGAAGGGTTCTGATTATAGAGGATGTATAAATTGGACAAAAAGAGGAATGCCTTGTCAGAAATGGACATCACAAAGACCACATAGACATTCAAGATACCCTACAAATAGAAAATTTAAAAATAAAGGATTAGGGAATCATAATTATTGTAGAAATCCAGACGGAGAGCCAGGAGGTACATGGTGTTATACAAATCTTAAAAAAAAACGCTGGGATTATTGTGGTGGTGGTGCTCCAAAGGCAACTGGGTCCCAACCTAACTTAGCACTTCGCAAGCCCGCTCGACAGTCCAGTACAGGGTGGAGAGGAGCAGCGAATCGCGGAGTCGATGGAAACACTAACACGCGTTGGGGGGGTAGCTCGTGCACACACACGCAGAAAGGGGGCAACCAGTGGTGGCACGTAGATTTGGGAAAGACCCAAAAGGTGTCGAACGTCGTCATCTACAACCGACAGGACTGTTGCAACAGGCGCTTAGATGGTGCCAAGGTCTGTGTGGGACCGACTGCCGCATCGGTACAGAGAAGTTCCACGTCAGGTCTCACATGCAAGACAATTCCTAGGGGAAGCTCCGGTCCAGTAATCACAGTGAATTTCAATCCACCCGCAAGTGGTCGATTCGTTGCGGTCAAACACAAAAATCAATACATTACATTATGTGAAGTAAAAGTTTTTGGAAGCAAATAGTCAATATACCAGTACAATTCAAAGAGATAGATACTACTTTTAAGAAATGTAGTACAAATTGAACTAACTTGTATAGGGAAGCACATAAATAACAAAATAATAACAAATTTAATATATATAATAAATATATATATGAAAGTTTATCATTTAGGACTAATAATATTAGGATTTATAATAATGTTTACAATAATAAGTTCATATAAGGATATTTCTGTAAATGCATATAACAATATAGAAACATTGACAACAGATATAGAACAGATAAAAAAAAATAGAAAAGAAAGGGTAATAAAAAGTGCTCAAGTCTGGCAACATAGATTATATCCCAGAATGAAAGGAACAGATGGACGTGATATGAAAATGTTAGTGAAAGAAGGATTTAAGGGAGGAAAATTAAAACAGAAAAATCCAACAACAGAAGCAGTAAATAACGAAGTACAAAATAATATACAACAATGTCAAATGATAAATACAACAGGTGATTGTACTTTATTAGCTACGAATGATTGTGGTTATTGTGTAAGTACAGATACCATAGCTGCGGGTGATGGAAAGAAACCCTTTGTTCATGCTTGTATAACATCAAAATGGAAAAGTGGTGAGCCAGAAGATGGCGAATGGTTAGCACCTAATATGAAGGATAATAAGGGCAGAGGAGTTGATTATTATTGTCAAAAGAAAAAAGAACAAAAAATATGCGCAAAACAACCAAAAAATTGTGGTGGAGGAGGAACTGTAGATGGTGTTAAATGCGCGTGGTGTCCGGCATCAGGAAAACAGATTCCAGCAAAACAAGGTCCTGATGGTGGATTAATACCAAAATATGACGATGATGCATGTAAATGGGTGGATGAATTTAAAAATAAGAAATATCCGACATCAAAAAAAAAATTTTTAGGTTGGGCACCAAATAAAGGTGGTTACCCTAAAAGAGGCAAGTTAAATAGTGATGGTTCAATGACACCAGCGTCAAAACCTTATGGTGCTCCATTAGATATAGGAGAAGGTGATTGTGACAGAGATGCAGATTGTGGTTTCAATAAATTGGGACAACCTTTAAAATGTGGTCATGATGGAAGAAATGTAAAAAGAATAATTGGACCAGATGGTAAAGAGTTGAAACCAAATCAAGGTTATAAAGATTATTGTTATGATCCTAATCAATGGCCATTTAAAGGTTCTTTAATAGAACCGGGAGATTGTGAAAGATTTGGTCAGATGTTTCCTTGTGTTTCTAAAAATATGAATACGGGTCCTCATAGTGATAAATGTTTGCAAGATTTATGGCAAAACTCTGGTTGTACAACAAGATTTTCAAATTCGGATGTAGGGCCCGTGCAAAAAACAAGATGGAATTCATCTGGTTATAAAAACACACAAAACAGTATGAATAGTTTAAGTAATAATGCATTGACATCAAAAATATATAAAAAAGCAAATGATGAACACAAGAAATGTTATGGAACGTCATTAAATCCCTGTGATAAAGTAAGAAATTTTAATCCAAGACCAGATGAATGTTCGCAACAATTATATAATTCGACTGGTTGCAACAAAGAAGGAAAATTAAATCCAAAAAATATAAGTGGAAAAAGTCCCTATGTTACAAGTAATTGGATACAAGGTCAAAAAGGTGGTTGGTCACAAAATCAATATAAAAATGAAATATTAAAATTAAAGAGAGAAACAAGAACAGGGTTAATAAATCCAGATATGTCTAATTTTGATGAAACTGTTGATTCAAATTTAAAATGTTTTGGACATAAACCTAATATACCATTTGATAAACCGTGTTGGAAAGATTTTTCATTAATAATGAAATGTGTGAATGGTGTAAAATTAATAGGTACAAATAGTGATAATAAATCATTATCTTTTGATGGTGCTTCTAATTTACAAAGTTTATTAGCAGAAGGGGATAAAAAATATTGGAAAAATAATTTTAATTGGGTAAATGGTGGTAAATTTGGTAGATTTTTAATAACTAAAGAATTATATGAGAAAAAATATTTTCCATTTTGGAATTTTATAAAAGTATCAAAGGATTATTGGAAAAATAATTGGACAGGATTTGGCAATAGATTAATTAAAAGTAGACATATTTCAAGAGGTGTAGAAAAAGTAAAAGCTAAATGGTATGGTTGGACTCCAAAAAATAAATATCCATTAAAAAAGGGTGAAGGAGATTGTGATTCTGATGCAAATTGTGCACCAGGATTAAAATGTCAACAAAATCCGGCAAGCTTGCCTGGTATAGATAGTAATAATGTAATGCATTCAGGTCGTGATTTTTGTTATGACCCATTAGATGAGGAATTAGAAAAAGGGGATATGTTAAAATTTACACAAAGTTCATCAATGAATACCTATATAGGTATTGTAAATAATAAAGAAAAGGCAGAAAATGAAGGTAAATTTTTTATTAAAAATAATAATTTATATTTGACTAAAAAGGCATTTCAAACCGAAAATTTCCCATATTGGTCATTTTTACATGCAGCACATATGTTTGGATATTAATAATATTTTTTAAATAACTTAATAAAGATAATTTAGTTATTTAAAATATCGAATGGGTAATACAAAATCTGTAAATAAAGTAAATTTTGAAGATGTGCAATATGCAATTAATCAATCAAATAGTTGTTTAATAATAAACACATTAAAAAACGAACAATCTTGTTTAATAAAAAAAACAGTTCCAATTAATCTTGAAGAAAAAATAATAAATGAATATTTGAATAATAAACCAAATGTAAATATAATAGTATATGATAAAAATGCGAATGCTCCAAATTTAATGAAAAAATACGAACAATTATTAAATTTGGGTTTTATAAATGTATATATTTATCCAGGAGGATTATTTGAATGGTTATTATTACAAGATGTTTATGGAATTGAAGATTTTCCTACTACAAGCAATGAATTAGATATATTAAAATATAAAGGAAAATCAATGTTTACAACATATTTAATAAAGGATTTGGATTAGTAAATAGGCATTCCATTTTGTAATATATCATTAATACTTAATTTTAAAAATAAATTAATAGATAAATTTTTAATAAAAATTTTTATTGTATTAAACCAACCATTAGGTGTATCATTAATAAATTCTTGATTACCGTTTAAAGTTAATATAGGAGTATGTTCATTATTTAACCAATTTTCATGATATGTATGACAATTTTGTAAATAAAATAAAGGTATTATTTCTCCTTTTCTATTTCTTTTTATAACTCTTTTTTCACATATTTCAGGATTTGTTTTTACATAAATAATACCTGATATAGGAATATCTTTAACAAATTCATCAAACCATTTTAGATAAATATTATATTCTATTTCTTCTATTTTATTATCATCATATAACATTTTCGCAAAAATCTCTTTATCGGTAAATATAGATCTTTCAGATATAATTATAACATTTTTATTTGTTTTTAACACTTCCTTTATTTGATGTATTCTTGATATATAAGCCATCATTTGAAAAGAAAATGCATATTTTTTTTGATTTTCATAATATTTTTCAATTATATTTTTTCCATTTTTATCTTTTATATTTTCCCATACTGAAACCGGTTCTTGTAAAAATATAATTTTTATGTCATCAATATTATCAAAAGATTTTTTTAATTTTTTTACTAAAGTAGATTTTCCTGACCCAATATTTCCTTCTATTGTAAAAATATAATGCATATTTAATATCTATAATTATTAATATTTAATATGATTTTACTAAAATTGAAATCATATTAAAAATATAAAATTATAGATATTAAAAATGGATTTATCACAAGAGAAACTTACTAAAAGCGAATGGGAATATCTGGAAGTTCCAGTAGATGCAAAAGAAAAAAAAATTTTAAATTTAATATTTAATGGATACGATAATGTAAATAATACTTATAATGATTCAAAAAGTTTATTAGGTTTTATGAAAATAAGTGAAAATAGTGAAGAATTTCATTTATATTTATATGAAAATTATTTTAAAAAAATTATAAAAAATATTATTGAAAACTATAAATTATCTTGTAATATGACGAATATTTTAAAAAAAACAAAGAAGATAAAAAAATTAAAACAAAAGGATTTGATAAGATTAAAAAATAGTTCGAAAAAAATGGATGAATTAAAAGAATATGTTTATGAATTTATTTTATTACATAATATATCAAATTTCTTTAAAAAAAAATTATGTAGTCAAAGATATTATACATTAACGCAATTGTTAAAAAATTCAGTATTGAATATAAATAAATATGTTTTAAAATTTACTGAATTTATAATTGAAAATTATAAAGATAAAATAAGTAAAGTTGATTTAATTAAAAATGCATTAAATAATATTGAAAAAAATGGAACAGTATTTAAATTTAATGATATGAAATTATATCCTCATCAAAAAGAATTATTTACTGCTTGTAAAAGAGATAATTCAAAGTTAATATTATATCAGGCACCAACTGGTACAGGAAAAACTATGTCTCCTGTAGGATTAGCTAAAGGAAAAAAAGTAATATTTACTTGTGCAGCTAAACATATTGGATTACAATTAGCAAAAGCTTGTATATCTATGGAAATTCCAATTGCAGTAGCTTTTGGTTGTAAAGATGCTGGAGATATAAGATTGCATTATTTTGCTGCAAAAGATTATGTAAAAAATAGGAGAACCGGTGCAATTTTTAGGGTAGATAACAGTAATGGTGAGAAGGTTCAACTAATAATTACAGATATTCAATCATATTTACCAGCGATGAATTATATGTTAGCATTTAATGATGAAAAAGATATAATTTGGTATTGGGATGAACCAACAATTACATTAGATTATGATACTCATGATTTTCATACAATATTGCAAAGAAATTGGCAAACAAATTACATTCCAAATGTTGTTTTATCATCTGCCACTTTACCAAATATGGACGAAATTTTACCAATGACTGCAAGTTTTAAAAATAAATTTGATACAAATAATGTATCAGAAATAGTAAGTTATGAATGTAAAAAATCAATTCCAATTTTAGATGCAAATGGAAATATAGTTATGCCACATTATATTTATAAAAATTATAAAGATTTAAAAAAATGTGCAAGACATATTGAAGAAAATAAAACCATTTTAAGACATATTGATGTTAAAGAAATGGTTAAATTTATTTGTTATGTAAATAAAAAAAAATATATTAATGAAAATTATAATATTGATAATTATTTTGAATCTGTATCAGATATTACAATAATTAATTTAAAAATTTATTATTTAAGATTATTATTATTAGTAAAAAAAAATTATAATGAAATTTATAATTATTTTCAGGAGAAAAGAAATAAAATGTATAAATCTGTTATTAAGATTACAACTAATGATGCATATACATTAACTGATGGACCGACCATTTTCTTAACAGAAGATGTCGAAAAAATGGCATTATTTTATTTAAAAGTTTCAAAAATTCCAATGAAAGAATTAGATAATATTATGACAGTAATGAATAGAAATGAAAGATATATGTTGGATTTGGAAAAAGTAGAAAAAGACGAATTACATAGAAAAGATAAATTAGGTACAGAACAATTATCAAAAGATAAATCAAAAAATAAAAGTTCTACTGATTATAAAGCAGAAGAAGAATATATAAGAAAAGTAACTGAATTAAAAAGTAAAATTAATAGAATTGAATTACCTAAAAAATATATTCCCAATAGTAAATTTCATATTAAACAGTGGGCTTTGAATGAAGATACTGAAAATGTATTTACAAGCGATATTGATGATAATACTGTATCAGAAATTATGTATTTAAATATTAATAAAGAATGGAAAATTTTATTATTGATGGGTATAGGTGTATTTGTAAAACACCCCGATAAAAATTATATGGATATTATGAAAAAATTAGCATCAGAACAAAAATTATACTTAATTATCGCATCTTCTGATTATATTTATGGCACTAATTATCAGTTTTGTCATGGATATTTAAGTAAGGATTTAAATAATATGACACAAGAAAAAATGATTCAAGCATTTGGAAGAGTAGGAAGAAGTAGTAGTCAAAGTAATTATACATTAAGAATTAGAAATAATGACTTAATTTTAAAGTTATATACAAAAGATACTAATAAACCTGAAGTACGAAATATGAATGTATTATTTGGATAATTTTAACTATTAAATACAATTATCTTGATATTTAATCTTTTTTTATCAGTTGTTAAATTTTCTTTTATACTTTTTGGATGATTTTTAATTACTTTTTTAAATTTTATTTTTTTTATCATATTTTTAATAAGTATTTGTCTGAATATAGCTGACATAATAATATATATATATTAGGGTAATAAATATTATTTTAAATCACTTACATTTAAAAAATGCCTCCACGAAGTCTTAGCACAAGATGAAGCGTCGCTTCCTTGTTAATATTGTAATCTAATAGAGTTCTACCGTCTTCGAGTTGCTTTCCTGCGAATATCAGACGTTGTTGGTCAGGTGGGATGCCTTCTTTCTCCTGAATCTTGGATTTAATATTTTCAATAGTATCAGAAGGTTCAACATCTAATGTGATAGTTTTTCCAGTGAGTGTCTTAACAAAAATCTGCATAATATAATACAAATAATAGGTATTTATTTAAATAGTTTAAAAAAGTTTCATTTGTTTTCTGTAAATAAACATGATACCAGAGATAATGAGTCCGATACCTGTAATCATATCAAAAGTGATTTTTTCACCAAGTAAAACAACAGAAAATATAGCATTAAAAATAAGTAATGCGGATTCAGCAATGGGTGTAACAAAAGAAGCATCATATTTTTCTAAAAGATAATAATTAGCCATAATAGCTATCATAGCAATAACACTGACAACCCCTCCCCAAATAACAACATCTTTCATAAATAATTTGGTATCTTTTTTATATTTTTTTGGAAATCCATTAAAATAATAATGTTGAATTAAAAAAGGAATCGCAATAATTCCGCTTATTAAATATCTTAAAAAAGTAAAATAATAATGTCCTAATTTATCAACAGCACCTTTTTCTAAAATAGGTTTTAAAGCCCAACCTCCACCATTTATAGCAAATAATAAGAAATCTTTCATATACATTATGTAATGATAATTATATATTTCGAATTAAATTAATTTCATCTAAAATATTTAATTTTTCTTCATCTATCCATACAACTTCATTAAAAGAATATTTGTCACCAAGTTCATTGCATATTTTAATTTGTAAATAATAAAATTCATAATTAGTCATAGGAATATGCGAATACCAATAATATTGATTTTTAAATAAAAAATTATTATAATTATACCAAAAATTAAAAATAGGTATATTAGAAAATTCACCAAAATATTTCGGTATTAGTATTCTATTTTGAATCATTTTTGTTAAAGATAAATTTTGAAAAATATTAATTTTTTCTAATATTTTTTTTGATAATATAAACATGAAATAGCTGGTAGGATAACTCCTTCCATTTATAAGTTGTATTTTTTTCCAATTATTTATAAAAAAGTTATACATACTAACATCGCTATAATTATCTATTTTTTTAAAATGTGATAATTGTTCATTTATAAAATTATCCAAATCTTGTTTATTATAAGATTTATTATTAATATTATCAATGTAATTTTTAATAAATTTAAGTTTTTCCTTGTTATTAATAATTATATTGGTTTTTTCTTTCATATCCTTAAAATAAGGTTTATTATAGTGATTATAATGATAAATAGAAGAGCGGTAATGTGGTATTTTAATTTTAATACATGTTTTTTTAATGTATTTGTGAACTTCTTTATTATTTAAAAATCCCCTATTAGTTTCAATATTTTGATAAATAAAAATATCAGCAGTTTTTAATAAATTTAAATGTTCATCGGTAAAATAAGTTTTATCCTGGAGTGACGTTTTTTTTCCATTAGCAACATTACCATAACCAATATAATTGTTAATGCAAATATAATAGGGTAAATAATTTTGTTTAATTTCATTATATTGTATAATATTTCTTCTAATTTCATTAAAATGACAATTACCAAATAAAACCATTTTTTTCTTTTTTCTGGAATGTTTATAGGAAAGCATATAATAAATTATAAATATTTTAAATTAATTTTTATAATTCAATATCATTATTTATATAGTATATTTTTAATAATTTTGTCAATAATTACTGTTCCGTTAGTATCAGTATAATCTAAATGTTTAATTTTGGAAATATCAATAGAAAGATTGTTAATTTTACGACATTTACTATTAGAATGATTTTTTTAAATGTTATGATTATTTAACTAATAAAATTAAAATTAATAATAATAAATTTCTTTGTGAAATAATCATAAAATTTAAATTTGAAATTATATGATTAATATATTAAAATCAAAATTTGACACCATAAATGGTAACAAAAATTAACTTAATTACTGTATGCAAGGCCTCCCATACCACTCATGACACGAAGGACATTGTAGTTAGTGGCATAGACACGGACCTTGGCGGTCTGTGTTCCACCGATAGCGGCGGCGGAGACGACAAGCTGAAGAGTGGCATTGTCGATGCGGGAGAAGTTGCAAGTTCCAGATGGCTGGTGCTCCTCAGGGCGAAGTGCGAATGAGTAGCAGTTAATACCGGTGTCTGGGTTGCGTGTGTGGTGCTGGTAAGGTTGGACGAGATCGAAGTAGGTACCTTCGCGCTCAGAGAAGCGGTCTTGACCGTTAAGTTGGAGCTTAGCGGTAACAACAGGGTTCTCACCCCAGCAGTGCATGTTAAGGGCAGTCTCAGCGAGGACGAAGACACCAGCATCAGAGACACCGTTAGTTGCTCCACTTTGTGCGTTGGCGTCGCCAACCACAGCCTGTGCGGAAAGCGAACCACGGCCAGCGGGGGTACCCCGCCCGGCGGTTGCAGTAACTGCAGCACCAGAGACATCGTAAGGTGCGGCATCAGTGAAAAGACCGTCGGTAATAGTATCGGCAGTCTGTGCAAGAGAGCCGAAGGCAAGGACGGAGTTGGGGAGAGCGTCGATGGCATCGGTGTAGTTGAAAGGCTGGGCACCGAGAGCCTTGTGCATAGTCTTACCTCCGATGAAGGAATCACAGTAAGCGACGTGCATGTCGGGCTGGACAACCCAGACAATCTCTTTACAAGGATGATTGAAATTGAGCTTAATCTTATTGGAAGATGATCCAATGGACTCATCACCAGTGAACTGAAGTTGCTCAATGAGGTACTCGTGAGGGTTCTGTGCCATGCGTCTGCGCTCGTCGGTGTCAAGGAAGACGTAATCGACGTAGAGAGAAGCGGCTACGAGTGACTTGGCGTAAGAGTTAGTGGTCTTCTGGGAGCCGCTACTGGTGTTAAGATTCTTGACGGCGAAAAGACACTCATCAAGAGGACGGAGCTCGATGTTAATCTTGACCTCGTGGTACTGGAGGGCAATAAGAGGAAGAGCAAGTCCTGGGTTACGACAGAACCAGAACTGAAGAGGAACGTAAAGAGTTGTTTCAGGGAGAGCGTT